AAAAAATAATTTAAGAATAACTAGAATTGTCAGCCACTTCTGGGCTATTCAGATACTAGGCGAATTGTAATACGCAGCTTACACGCCAGTTATAAGCTGGAAGGTGCAGAGTCAATTTATATTCGCAGACTACCACTATGCGACAATTTAATTATACCACTATATTTAGTATGTCAAGGTTATTCTTCTACTAAACCTAGTACCCTACGACCTGCTCTTGCAGCACTAGGAGTAGGTGTAAATTCAGATAATTGTTGTGCTTCTAATTTTCTTATTCGTTCTCTTTCTTCAGCAGAACCAAACACTTGTGCTTGTACAAATTCTTCAATATCGTAACCAGGTCTTTGTAACATTCCTTCAGGAGTTAATTCTTCTTCTGGAGTAACAACTTCATCTGGTTGAAATCTTCTAGTTAAAGATGCTATTCTAGGTACTTCTTCTTCAGCAGCAGCAAATAATTGTCTTGCTTGTGCTTGTGTCAATCCTGCTCTTTCTAAGGCTTGTGCTTCAGCAGCAGATAATTTAAATCCTTTTAATCCTGCTTCTCCACCTATTTGTGCAGCAGTTATTCTTCCTTCTATTAAACCTTGCCCAATATCTGGGTCAATAATAGAAGCCAATATTGCTTGGTCATTTAAATCAATTCCAAAATTTGCTGAATAATAATCTTTTACAGCAGGAATATTTTGTAATATTCCTTCACTTGCTGTAGCTACTCTCTGTCTAAAAGTATTAGGTGATATTCCTTTTTCTATTAAAGTTGCAAATGTATTTTCAAAATAATCTTTATTCATTCCATAATCTGCAATAGTTAATCCATAAGATTCTTTAACAGCAGCATAATCAGATTCTGATAATCTAACTGTTCCATCAGTTCTTTTGTTCTTTGGAAAATATTGTTCATAATCTTCAGATTGTCTAACTTCAGCTAATGCTATATCAGTATTTTGATTTTTAGAATATGAGTTTGCATATACCATAACTAATGATTCTGGTAACCAAGGAAGTAAAGCTCTAACTTCTTTTAAAAATTCTTCCATTATACAATTCTCCTAACACTTCCACCACCGAATGCACTTACAATATTATTTTTAACTTCAGTTTTAATTTTATCTGAACCACCATTTTGTAATCCTGCACTATATAATAATTCATTTGCTTTAGTTATATCATTAGCTTTAATTACATTTTGAAACATTGTAGAATTTTCATCTACAGTTCCACCCCATACATTAGTAGTAAAACCTCTCCAAGGACTAGCTATTTCTTCATATGTAAGTTCATCATCATATCCAGGAAATAAACCTTTTTTCATCTTTAATAATGTTTCTTTTATATTTATTTCTGCATCAGGGTCATTTCTTATTTGACCTGCCCATTTTTGTAATTGTGTATCTGCAATGTTACCACCAAATACTGGTCCTAAATATTCTTTAACAAGTCTTTTAACCTGCGATTCTCCAGCTCTTGTAGTATCATAATCTATTGCACCAGAAGTTATAAAGTTATCCAACTCCACATCCATATTGGTTTCTAATGTAGGGTCTGATAATACTTTAATTTGTTCTGCTGTATAACTATCTGTCCACAAACCAGTTGTTAGTTTTTGTCCTACCCAAGATACAAGTTCATCAGATGGATTTGCTATACCAGATTGTTCCATTAAATTCTTTACAGCTAATTTATCTTCTTCTATTTTACTTTCTGCATCAGCAGTTAGAGCTGAAGTAAAATCTGTAGTACCTGTCTGTGCTAATAATAGCCAATCTCTTTCTGCTTGTGTGTGTGTTCTCCACCAATTAGTAGATTGCCATTCTGTATCTGTTACAGTTCTTCCTTCTATTGTTGCTTCTGCTAATAACAACACCATTTCTTCATCATTTAACCAAGGTCTTATTTTTGCTTCTTTAGCTAAAGTATCAACAAAAGAAACCCAAGGACTTTGTTCTGGATTATAAATATTTGGTTTAGCAAGTTCTAAAGAATCACCAAATCTAATTGCCTTGTTCCATTGTTGTGAAGTAGGTGTTTTTATAGTAGCTTCAACACCAGGAAATTCTACTGGCCCAAATATATTTTTTAAATCATCTAAACTTGTGTCATAGTATATTGGCGTACCTGTTCCTGGAATAAAATAAACAATATAATAATTACCATCTACATTCCAATACTCTGCTCCTGTAGGTATTGGCATATCTCTTTTAGTTATTGGATTGTATACAGTACCATCTTCATTTTTAATAACTACTTCACCATCTGGTCCTACATTTGAATAATCTTTTTTGTCATAATCAGTATTACCTATACCGACTACACTTTCTCTCTGGTCCATAGGAGTAGAAGCATCTTCACCACCATAATCTCCTGGATAATCTGGTGTTAAGGGCTCTTGTTGACTAGCTCCTTTATAACCTTCTCTACCTGGTATTTCACCAGCAATCAGTCTATCATATTCTGATTTAGTAAAACCAGCAGCTTTATCTGCTTCTGTAAAAGTTGTATTAGCTGTTGTTCTAGCTCCATTAGGTCCATAAACTACTACTTGTGCCATATTATCTCATCATACTTTCTGATAAACTTGTAAACATATTTGCATAAATATCGTGTAAATTTTGTTTCTCTTTACTATCATACTCTACTTTTTCTGGTTTATCAGCACTATTACTAGGAACTACTTGTATTGGATTTCTTTGAAAATTACTTAATTCACTAGCCGTTATAGGATATGCTGCTTGTGCATTAGATATATTTGTCATTAAGTTTGTCATAATAGAATTTATATTATCTCTTTCTGGTGTAGATTCTACAGGTGGTTGATAATATTTAGAAGCAGGAACAGTACCAAATCCTGGTAATTCCATAGTTGGAGTTGTTGCTTCTATTTCTTGAAACTCCTCTATTACAGGATTTATTGCATAGGATGTAGGTTGTAGTTTGTCAATTATATCTAAACCTTTAATTATTCTATCTGTATTAGGAGTATATTCTACTTTCTCTACAGGAGTAAATGGAATATTTAATGATGACAAAAACCCATTATATAAATCTATTCCAAAGTTTTGTACTACTTTAGGTAACTCATCTACTTCACCAGCAGCCAATAAAGCTGCACCAACAACTAATACTGTTGTTTCCCAAAAGTCTATAGCTTGACCTACACCAGGTATAGGTATTTGTCCTGCTGCTTGTCCACCAACTTTTGCTAATTTTTCTGTGATTTCTTTTTTAACTACATTGTCTATATTTAGATTATCTACTAATTCTATTGCATCATCTATAACAGAAGGTTGTACTACATCATCTACAACTGTTGTAGGTGCAATAACTAACTCATCTATTTTATTTACTTTGCTTTGATTATTTAAAAACTCTACTTCTGTTGCATCTTCAATATTTAATTTACTTCCTATACCTAAATCATCATTAGGGTCTATTAAAACAACTTCTCTCCAATCACCTTTTAATTCTACAAATCCTTCTATACCTGATTTTCTAAATCCTTCTGCTATGGTTCCATCATCTAAACCTAATTGTTTTAATTCATTAATTAAACTATTTACATTTTGTGTTTTTGGATTTTTTATATCTGATAATGATATACCAGTTTCTTTAGCAAATATATTCCAATCTACTTTATCAATTTGATTTCCTAAAAAGCCATCAGGTTGTGTAATTAAAAGATTATTAGTATTTACTTGTACTTTATAATAATTACTAACAGGATTGTCTTGAATTTTAATACCCATAGTTTTAGCAGATACATCACCAACTGGTTCTCCATAAAAACCAGGAATAAATTTTTCAGTATCACTTCCTAAATTAGGATTATATCTAATGTCATTAGCTGATACTTGTGTACCTTGATGCTTAATATAAAATTCTACATTTCCATCTGCTGAATTTAAAGTAGTATCAAATGTAGAAAGTTTATCATCTACTACATTTGTAGGTGTGTCTGGTATATTTACACCTGCATCTGATATAGCAGTAAAGTTTATGTTTTCTCCAGACTTTTCTAAACCCTCTACTAAATAAACATAATCTGGTGGTCCAAATGCAGTAATTTCATTAAGTGTCATACCTGTTATATTTTTTTCACGAAATGCACCAGAGTGTTGCCAGTTTTTCCAAATTTTATAACCTGGGTCTTTTAATTTAGAATTATCAACACCATCTTTTAAATCAGGTATAAATGATTTTTTATCATTAATAAGATTATCATTCCCTTTAGCTACATCATATAGAAACTGTCTTAATTTTCTTTTATCTTTTATATCTAAATTTTGTCCTGTAATCTTTTCTATTTCATCAATAAATGTATTTAATACTGGGTCTGCACTTGTTGTTATTTGTGGACCTGTAGTTGATATACCTATAGCTTCTGCTCTTGATAGTGATGTATCTACAAAAGGTAATACCTCATTTATTTTTCTTGCCATAATATCATCTACTTGTTCTGCAACAAACGCATCATTAGCATTTCTTAATTTTTCTATAGTTTCTCTTTGTATACCTTCTATTTCATCTATCACTTCTGCACCAGCTACATTTGTAGGTGTGTCTATACCTTCTGGAGTATTTGGTATTGTAATATCATTTTCTAATGTAGTTGGCAAGGTAGTTTCTACTGGAAATGTATCATAGTACTCTAATAAAACACCTTTCATACCTTTACCTTCTTTTAATATTTTATTAAAGTTTTCTAATGCTTGTACATCTCCACCTTTGCCTTTAGCGTTGAATGAATAATCTATAATAACTTCACCATCTGGAAAGACCCTTTGCACATTAACTATTGTGTTATCTAAAGTTTTATTTATATCAACTATTTCTGAACCAGATATACCTGTTTTTGTTGGTATGTCATCAGGAAATTCTAAAACAAATTCATATTTAACTCCACCAACATCTTCAACATAAAGTACATTATTATTAATTCCAGATAATTGTTCTAATAAAAAATCTTTAACTGTTGCTATCCAATCTTTTTCAGCCATTGTTATTAGTTATACCTTTTATTTCACTATCTTTAAATTTAAATAATTCTTTCATCTCTTTTGCTTTAATCTGCATATAAGAATCAACATATGCACCTACTGCATTTATAACGCTTTCGTTATCTCTATCTTCTATTCTATCTCCATTAACAAAAGGTACTACATAATCTTTATAAGCATTCCATTTAGTTAATGGGTCACCACCAGTATCAAATGCTTCTGGATATTTTGTTAATCTATCTATATAATGTGCAACAAATTGTGATGCAAACTTTTCGTTATTATTTATTAGATTTGTAAATTCTTTTCTTGTATATTTTTTTCCTATTTTTTTAAAAAAGGTTTGTATAGTTGGGTCAGCTATACCTTTATCATCATAAAAACTAGCTACATTAACTTGATAAACACCATAATCTTTTGTGCCATTTTTATTTTCACCTATAGTATCGCCAGATAATCCTGACTCAAAAGATGCTGTCATTATAAGCAAAGGTATTAAAGCATCTTCAACACCAAAACCTTGTAAGTATTCTACTAAATCTTTAACGCTAACAGGAAATGGCATTATCCACCTAATGCTTTAAGTCGCATAATAGATTGTGCTATATTTCCAACATTCATTCTTGATATTCCTACATTTTCCTGTCTTTGAATAACACCTGCAAAATCTGTTTTGATTTGTTCTTGTAGTGAAGATACTGCATCTACTGCTTCTGGCATTGGTTCTACTGAAACTTGTTTTGTAACTTTTTGTATAGGTTTTTCTGTACCTGGTTCTACACTTGGTGTTCTTTTTTCTGTGACTGTAATTTTAGGTCCTTCTACAGCCATACGAGCTACAGTTTCATCTACACGAAATTCTTTTTCTTCTAAAGATTCAAGTATTTTTTCATAAAAATTTCTTTCTTTATTAGAAGCAGTTAAACCCAATGAATTAAATATTGCATCTACTTTTTGTAATCTAGTTACCTTTGGTGATGGCTTATATATTTTTGGTTCATATACAGGAGTAAATGGATTTTGTAACTGTATGTCTATAGCAGCATCGTAACCAATGCCACCTAAAAAGTTTGATTCTCTTAAAGCATTATATAATGCTGTTCTTGTTTTATTACCAGGCCTACCATATTCAACAGAATAATCTTCTGTATTTAACCAAGGTGTTTTAACTAATCTATCTTGTAATGTTTTAATTTGATTTACTTTAAGACCATCTAGTATTGTATCTTCTGCTCCAGGATAATAAAAATTGTCTGCTGTTTCAGGAAAAAATTTATTTAGATATTCACTTATAGGTAAAAAACCACCTTTATATGGAACTGTTGCTGTATATCCAATAGGAGCTATAGCATCTAATTCTTCTTCTGATATAGTTTTTTGTGCTGCTTTTCCAGCTTCACCAACTTTGCCTAAATAATCTTCTGGCATTACATCTGTCCAGCCTCGTTTTTTGTAGAAATTATCAAATTCTTCTTGTGTTACTTTTATTTTATCGTATTCACCTTCAGTATTTTTTTTATATATAGTTATTGTCATTTATTCTGTATCCTCTACTATTTTTAATTCTACATAACCTAAAAGTTTTTCTTTAAATAAAGCACCAAATTCTGGATATTGTGTAGCAATTTGTTGACCCCAGTTTAGCAGTCTATCTCTACCTACTTGTGTTTTTTTATTTGTAGCTAAGTAACTTAATAAGTCAACTTCTTCTTTGTATATTTTTTTACCTTCTTGTGTTGTTTTAATTAATCGTTCATCATTCTTAATATCTTCTAGTGAATCTATTAATCCTTTATTATTTTCATCTCCATAAAAGAATAAGTTTAAACCTTTACCAGTTTCAGAGTTTTCTATTAACCAAGGGTCATTAGCTGCTTCTTTTAATTCTAAAAATATTTCATACTGTGATATATCGCCTTCATATGTAGCCATATTTCTTTTTCCTAAACCATAAGGAAATACTTGTAATAATTCTGCTTGTATTTCTGCTCTTGCTGCAATAGCATCTGCATCATTCCTATCTTTAAATGGTGCAGTTTTATAATTAAATATCATTTTAAAAGCTGTTTCTTGTGCTCTTTCTTGAAGTTGTTGTATTGTATAGTTTTTTCTTTCTCCATCTTCTATTTGGTTATAAAAAGTGTTAATATCCAACATATCGTATTCTTCTACAACAGGTGCAAAATATGGAAAAATGTTTTTATATTTATCTGCGTGTTCTGGCCATTCTCTTTCCCATCTAACTTCACCCTTTGTAGAAGGTAGCTTTCTTCCTTTGGTTGTTGTTTTACCTTGTACTAAATATGCTGCTGTATATATAGCATCATAGCTATCAGGGCTACCACCAATTAAACTAGCTATTAACTGATAAGCTAGATATTCTTCACCTGGTTCAACAGCATCTAATGCTTGGGCAAATAATGCTGTAATAACAACACTTGTGAAATAATCATCATCATATTTTCCAAATGATAAATCTTCTGGAAGATATGTTTTAAATATATCTTCTACTAAAGCACCATCAAAAAATTCAGGAGATTCTAACTTATAAGCAACTTGTTCTCTAGGTGCAGATGGTTGATAGAATTTAGCTAAAGAATTAAATAAGGTTAATCTTTTAGCTAAAGCTACTGTATCTTTTTCAAATTGTATTCTTCCTTCTTTAGTTCTAGGGTCATAATCTACTTCACCTTTATACCAAGAAACAGTAAGTATTTTAGAAGCATCAGCTAAATTATCATACCATTGGTTTTTATCTAACAAACCTTTTGTCATTGCATTTATTGCATTTCTTAAATAAGTAGGAAGTTGACCACCTATTTGTTGTTCTATACTTGAACCACCTAAACCATAAGGAAATAACACATCTTCAATATCTTGCCATTCATTTGATTCTGGAAAATAACTATCTGCTACTTTCACAGACAACTGTATAACAGGTCCAAATCCAGGAAGTAAACTTGAAGTAAATAGGTTAACTCCAGCTAATGGTGCTGTTTGTCTTAAATCAATATCTTCTGGTAATTCTATACCAAATAATTCTTCCATAGAATCTGTTGCTGGTGCTACATAAAACAATTCATCAGTTGTTGGGTCTTTCCACAACATACCATTCTGTACTCCAGTAGTTGTAGACATTTGTATTTTTCTTAAACCTGCTGGATTTTTTGCAAATAATCTTGGATAGTTTAATGCAACTTCTTTCCAAGGCTCTAAGAATGGAAATATTAATCTCATTGACTCTGCATAAAATCCTTTTTCAGTTAGGTTATATAACAATCTATTGTGTGCTTCTAATGCAAATGCTTTTGATGCTTCATCAATTTCTTCAATACTTAACTTAGCTAATGGATTAGCTTTAACTGCTTCAGCAACAGAACCATATTTTTCTATAGCTGCTTTCTCTGCTGCTTCAAATGTTTCTTTTACACCTTTAGGCAACTTACCCTCATTAGCTAATTTTCTAAAATGTATTAATGCTTTTTCATCAGCAAAAGGCATTAACTGACCAACATTCATCCATTTATATTGTGCATAAGTTGGTATTCTGTTTAATGCTGCATCTGGTGCTTCTCCCAACCAATACCATAGATATTGAGAACCTTTAGCTAAATAATCTTTTTTAGCTGGATTAATAACCCAGTCAGGTGTTGGTAATACTTCAGGACCAACAGAATATTTTGTATTTAAAAATTCTTTTATTTTTTTCTGATTAGTTCCACTAAATCTATTTATGTTATTTAGAGGAATAATATCACCATCAGGTGTAAGTATTCTTCTATCTCTAATCATTAAAAGTAAATCCTCATCACCTTTAGTTAAATCCATTATCCATCTTCTGTAATCATCAACATATTTATTTGCATCATTAAAGTTTGAATATGGATTTATTTTTCTACCTGCTTCATCATATTTAAGATTGTTTAAATCATTTCTAATACTCTTTAAATCACCACTCCAAAAACTTTCTTTTGTTCTTGTTAAATCTGTTCCTTCTAATATTTCATCGGCAACTGATTTTGCTAAGTCACTATCTAAAGGCCACTTCAAATTTATTTGCCACGAATCTATATATTGTTTTTGTGTCATTTTATTTTTTAATGTAGGATTCCAAGCTGTTTTAACAAAGTCAACTTGTTTACCTTTATCAAATACTGCTGTTGCTCTCCTTGCAACTATTTTTTCAGCTCCTGCTCCATATGATGCACTCATAGGACCAAGACCTTTTTGAAATGGTGTTCCTGCTAAATCGTAAGAAAAATTACCCCAAGCCCACATAGCTGTAGGACTATCTATCCAGTTGTCTAACCCTTCTAATCCCATTCTGAATTGTGATTCTGCAAATATTCTAAGTGGCCAAGCAACTCTAGTTACCAACTGTGCTCCTGTCCATATTTTTTGATATGGCCATAAAATATCATCTATAGCATCAAACATAACGCCTGGCACAAATTCTTTAAAGAAATCTAATCCTCTAACAGTTGGTCCTAATATATTATCAATAGGAGTTTGCACTCCTTCAGGCAAAGCTCTAATTGCTTCATCTACTAAGTTATACATTTTGGTTTCTTTAATTGGCAATGTAGCCCACTTATTAATTTTGCTTAACATTCTTCTTATGTCTTGTGGATTACCTAATGACCATACTTCGTCCATATGTTGTCCTAAATCAAATGGAGTTGGTAATGGTACGCGAGTTCCATCAGCTAAAGCTGTTGTTCTTTGTCCTTGAAATGTAGCTTCCATAGGACTAGAAAATTGTCCACCTATTCTTTGTTCTAATTGAGCCCAATAAGATTTATTAAGTATTTCTCCGTTTGGCAATACTCCTGCTTGTTCATCTATAGTTTTCTTAAAAGTATCTATAGCAGATTTACTAAATCCTTCTTTTTTCATTACTTCAATTACTTGTAGTTTTGTGTCGTTATATAATATTTTTCTTTGTAAAGAAGTGTTTTGTATTACAGATGCTTCAGCAAATCTTTCAGCTAATTTATTAGCAATAGGTGATGGAACTTTCATTTCTGTTAACCAACGCAAATAATTGTCTACACCACCATTTACATCTTTAAATAACGAATCTCGTGAAGGTGTCCATTCTCCAAATTTTGGATAGGCTTTTTGTTTTCCTTTAAGTGCTTTAACTAAATTTTTATTGTAACCAATACTATTTACTGTTCTTGTAATTTTAGGTAAACCTATGCTCTGATTTTTAATGACAAAATCTGTTACAACATTTTTAACTGCATCTACATTGTTAGCTTTTGTAAGTTTTAAAGCCATATCAGCATCTTTAGTAGCTTTAAATATTGCTTGAAAATCGTTACTATTAGCTAGTGCTTCTAAATGTTTTTGTGATTTAGGACTATCTACAAAAGATTGTATTATTCCAGGTATCTTTTCAAAATCACCTTTAGTAAATGCTCTTTCTATATCTGCCATAATAGATTTTCCATATTTAACTGCTTTAACCGATTTGCCTATAAGTAACGCAGGGTCTAATGCTAAAGCATTATAAAAATCTATTACACCTGATACACCTCCATATAATACACTATTAGGGTCTACTCCAACAACATCTTCTATGTATCTTCCTATTGTTATATTTCTTCCTCTGTATTTTTGTGATTCTTGTTCTGCTAATGCTTTTGCAACTATAGGACCTTGTGGTATAATACCTTCACCCATACTTTTCCATACATCTCCTATACTTTGACCATCATCAACTGCTGCTTTTGCTTCTCCTAAAATTGATGCACCAGCTTCATTCCAATTATTTCTAAATGTTTTTTGTGTTTGTTTACTATTTGGCAAAGCTCTACCACCAAGTAGTCCTGTTAAAGCTAAACCTGCACCTAATAATCTGCCTTTATTTTCTGTTTTTTGTTGTTGTTCTCTTAACGAAGCAATATCCCACAATGTTACATTTGGGTCACCAGCTTCATACTGTTCAATTAATTTTTGTTCCTTACTAGACATAGCTTGTACTTGTGCTTGAAATGGTTTTTCAAATGATTCTGCTGTTTTAACAAATGCTCTACCAGCTCTACCCATAGTTACATTCCATAATGCTTCAAAGCCTAATATTGCAGCTCTTGCTATTCCTTTTAAAGTTCCAGTAACTGGTTCTTCTCTATATGTACCAGATTGATAGGGTTTTGTTTGAGAAGGTAATTTGTATTGTCTACCAGGAACATTGTAAATATTTCCATACATAGGATTATTTATATAGGCATTAGTTATATCATTTCCTAAAGGATTAGGGTTATATGGTTTTGATTTAGGTACTGCTTGATATTGTAATTTAAGTAATTCTTCTACTTGTTTATCAGTTAAATTTTTATTAACAGCATTAGATATTAAACCTTTCATAGCTGTTGGATATTTAGCTGCTAATTCTTTTGCTCTTTCTACTTGTTCTGGTTGTACAGCAGCTTTTTTTTGATTATAAAGAATATTTGCCATACGCTGTTTTTCTTTATTGCGTATGTAATCTTCACCAAATGTATATGGTGTTACGATACCATCAGACATACTACAGTCCGAATATTTCTCTAAGAGCTGATACCTCTGTATTGTCTGCTAAATCTGCTAGGACCTCATAATCCATATCACCTATTTCTTGTGGTGTTAACGATACAGGAGTTGCTCCAAATGTTGGAGATTCTGTTGTATCCATATCTCTTAGTATGTCTAAATTTACTCCATTAGGAATAACTACACCTGGTTGTGGTGTTTCTACAGGAATAGCTGCTTCTGCTTTTTTTGTTGCTAATTCTGCATTTCTTAAATTATCTTGTGTATTTATACCAGCAGGAGGAACATTATTTTTTCTTTTATCTACTGAAGGTAATCCACCAGTAGCTTCTATTTGTTCTAATAGTTCTTTACCTTTTCCATAAGTCATACCTTTAGCAAGACCTCTGTTACTAGAACTCCTCGTAGCCATCTTCATCCTCATCATCATAATACATAAAAGTTGAACTGATTATCATATAACCAAATGGAAATACCATTGGTGGCATTTGGTCACGAAATATTCTAGTTCCTCTTTCACCTGCTGTTTCTTCAAAAATAATATCATCACCTTTTTCATCTACATCATCAAGACAAAAATTAACTATTTCTTCAAATTGTTTGTTGATAGACATTAGCCACCCATTCCTGCTAAGAGCTGTGCAATACCTGGTGGTGGACCTTGTGGTGGTAAGGTCTGTCCACCAAGTAATGCTTCTTCAGCTTCTGACATCTCTGGTTCTTCTGCTGTAAAGAACTTATCCAATATGTTTTGCATATTATCTGGATTCTTTCTTATCTGCACAACAGCCATAGTTGCCTTTGGGTTACCCTGTTGGGCTTGTGCCAACAATGTGTCAAATAGTACGCTATCTGCTTTTTCTTTTGTAATTCTATCGTTTACTCTAACAAGGTTATCTAATCCATCTAAGTTCTCTTGTAGAGTTTGTCTGTCAATAATACCAGCTTGTAGTAACTGTAAACCTGTAACAATCTTTTGTGGTTCATCATATCCAGCCATAGCACCATACACTCTGCGTGTTTTGAAACTATCTGCTATGTCTTTCTCTGGGTCATATGTTTCAGAATAGAAAGTATTATTCATATATCCTGATAATGCTTTAGTTTTACCACCATACATTTTTTGGTCCCACTCTAATCT